TTAAACAATTGCAAGTTTATTTTTCATTAAAAAATCATCTAATTTGCTCATAGAATTTTTCTTAAACTGCTTATCAAGATGTGTATAAATTGCCATCGTAGTTTTTATGTCAGCGTGACCCGCCTGCTCTTTGGCGGTTAAAATATCAACGCCGGCAAAATACATCATCGTTATAAACGTATGTCGTAACCAGTGAGCGGTAAACCTCGGAACTGCATCTGAACCATATTTTAATTTTAAATCGCTTAAATACTTTTCCCACATCTTACGCCATGCCGACCTCGTCATTATTACTCCTCCGGCACTCGGGCATACTAAAAGCGACGTTCTTTTTTGAACCTTTAAAAATTCAACTAATAGTTGAGGAATAAAAACAACTCTCATGCCCGCTTTTGATTTTGTCATATACTTTAAGACCGGTTTTCCGTCTATCATTTCAACGGATTTATTTACATTAATCGTTTTATTCTTTAAATCTATATCAGACCACGTCAGAGGAATCAACTCACCTCGTCGCAGACCCGAAAACATCATAATCATAGCGGCAAGCTGTGCGCGGTGAGGCGTATCTGTTATAAAATTACGTTCATCTTCATTTAATGCTCGCTTTGTAACAGTCTCTGCCGCTTTAGGAATTTTTACGGAAGATGCAGGGTTATAATCTATAACTCTGTTATCAATTGCGATTTTAAATACTGACTGAGCGACAATTTTTAAATCATTCAGAGTTTTTTTAGAATAAGGCTTACCCGTCTGTTCACAGGGTTCAGTTGCATAATGATTTATTAGATATTGTATATCTGAAGATTTTATTTTTGATATTTGCATATTATACAAAGGTTCAAGATTATCAATACGGTTAAAAATAGACAAAAACCAATTATGAGAGACTTCGAGTTTTTTAAAAGTAAGCCAACGTTCCGCCCAATCCTTAAAAGTATCATCTTGCGAGCCTACATCAATACCCTTTTTCAATGATAATTTAAGCGCAAAAACCTTTTCGTCTACTTCTTTTTGAGATTTTCCGTAGACAAATTTATATTTAGAAACTCCATCATAAACACCAAGATAAACTTTAGATTGAAAACGCCCGTCAGCTCGCTTTTTAAGTTTTGACATATTTTCACCCGCCTTTACATTCTTTCGCCTTTAATAAGCACACATCTATCCGCGCCCGCGGACATTCTTCTCTATAATAACAATTCGAGTTGTCAGAATCCGCGTTATACCACTTTTCTAAGTACGAGCAGTATACTTTAGGCGTTCGGGGTTGATGAAATTCTGTTTTAATCATTTAATTTAAAGTAAACCCTCGAACCTTCTTTATATTTTTTTACTTCGTTTAATTGAGAAAGCTCATTCAAAATTTTTAAAATATCATTTTTCATATTTTCATCATATAACTTCAATAAATCAACTTGAGAAATACTCTTATATTCTATTACTCGCTGTTTAACTTCTTTTCTTAACTTATTAATCTGTTTTCGTTTTTCAGTAAATTCTTTATAAGCAATCATTAAATCTTCGTATTCATTTTCCATAAATTCTTCATATCCCTCTAATAAATCATCATATCTACTTTGGATTTCTTCTTCAAAATATGAATCTCCACCTATATTTGAATCGCAAAAATATTTAAACTCCTCATAAAGGTCAATAGCTTTTTGATATTGCTTTTCTATAGTTTCAGGGTTAGTTATACCTTCACCATAAGAAATATTAGATTCAGCTTTCCATAATTTATTATCCCATTTTTGAAGCTCCTTCTTATGTTCATCCTCAAAATTAAAAAGGTCAATAGTTTCTCTCGATAACGAATAATTGTGAGGGGTTTTATTATTTCGATTCATATATTTATTGTTATCATTTATAATTCCCACAATCAAACAAACAACAAAGATAACACCTATAATTATTAACCATTCCATTACAATATACCTCTACCGCCCGTCATTCGGGCGGTTATTTTTTTATTCCATAAACTCCATTTGAAAATGTATGTTCATTATCCTCTTCATATACTCAACCGTCACACCGAAATGCTCCGCAAACTCCCATATCTCGGTTAAGCCCTCACGCTTATTCGCCTTAACTATATCATACTTAGTGATTTTATTCTCGGTAACATACCTATCAGCCCTGCGCTCAAGCTTCCCGCGCATAAGCGGAGAAGTACTCGCATTATAAAAAGTATGAGTTTCACAATGCCCCTGCTCGTGAAGCAATACAGATTTTAACTCGGCAGAGGTTTCAAACTGTCTTTTATCAAGCCCGATTGAACGCGCGCCGTCTTCTTGGCATATTGAAACGGCTCTTATATCCTCAAATTGAAAATCATCTATATCTATTCCGCTCTCGTCTAATTCGTTGATAATTACTTCGATGTCATTCATTTTATGCCCTTTTCCCTCTGTTCTTTCTTAAATTTAGCATAAGCTAATACGTCATTAAGAGCCTCGTCGCTCATGTCCGGGTCTTCAAGCGCGAATTTTAATTGTAGTTTTGAAGGTTGGATTGAGATTTTACCAGAACCTTGACGTTCAATTCTATTTTCAACTGATTTAACTATTTCTTCAAGTCTTAAATCTGAAATATTGTTAGTTTTTAATTCTTCATATTCATTCATCATATTATAAATTTTTGCTAAATTAAGATATTTTTCAATAGTTTTTTTACGCTCTTTAGGTTGAAGCGAAGAAATCATTATAATATTAGTACGACCAAAGAGATAATCCGTAGTTACATTAAAATAATCAGCAATTTCTGTAATATATTCTGTATAGGAAGTTGTTTTTCCGCGTTTCCATTCGCTAAATTTATCTTTTCCTATTTTTAAATCTTCATAAAACGTTGATGTTTTTATGCCTCTTTCGTTTATTAAGTTCAAAATAATATCGATTGGTTTCATACTTTTTATCCTTTCTCTATTGACAAGTCGGAAATATTACGATATAATATAAATATAATACTTTTATGGGAGGACATGGGCATGAAGCAAAAAGCATTAAACACCATTTCAGAGCAAATAAAATTGTTAAATGAACTGGATTTAACTGATTGCGATATTAATACAGTTATAAAAAAAGCAGAAGTAACAGCTTATTTGGCTGAAAGACTTATTAATCTGTTAAATAATCAAGAATAGCCACCTTAAAAGCTTCCAACGCCTTTGCGGTCTCGCTTTGCAATTCTTCTAAATTGCGCTTATCTATAGGCGCATTATAGGAAGCGTTTGAAGATACTCTTGAATTTTTAAAGCGTGCTATTGATTTATTCAGTTTGGATTCTAAATCAGCAGTACATTTCACAAAATTCACCACCTTGTTAAGTATAATAATTTATGGGAGGTTAGAATATGAAGTTTGAGGATTCATTTGTATTATCGACTTGTTGTGATTTAGATGAAAGCAGATACTCTATTTGGTTAAATCCCAAACACAAAAAAATGATTTTAAAAAGTAAAAAGTGGCAAAAATTTATCATTAAAGATTTTATTAAAGATTTTAATCGTCTAATCCGAGAATAGTCCTACGCTTTCCAAATCCAGTTTTAGGTACTTTTATAAGTTTATAATCTTGTAGCCATAGTCGGAGTGCATACTTAAATTCGGAATCCGTTACTTTTCTATATGCATATACATGAAATATAAAATTAGTGCCTTTTATTCTGCGCGTCGTTACAATACTCGGAAACAATTTATCCATAATAAAACCTCTTATACACCTTGCACAAAAAGCAGGGTGTATTTTTATGCAAGTAAACAAATTCGGAATATTTGCGATACAAATTTTAAATTACGTATTGACAAGTCGTAATAATTCCGATATTATATATCTAAGCAATACCCGCAGGCGCAAAAATCCCTCGGATTTATTAATTAAGTTACATTATACCCTAAAAATTACAAAATGTCAACAAAAAGAGGTGAAACCAATGACAGCATTAGCAAGAAATCTAAAAAGAAGCCGCGAAAACGCAAACATCTACCAAGCCGAGCTCGGCAACCGCGTCGGCGTATCGCAGACACAAATAGCGCATTACGAAAGCGGCAAGAAAATCCCGAGCGTGGTAACGCTCGAAAGAATCGCAACAGAGCTTGAAGTTTCTGTAGATTACTTATTAGGCAGAAGCGCATAGCGGCAATAAATTTGATTATTTTAAAAGAGGTATCAACTTTGGTAAATTCAAATATGTTAAAGGGTAAGATTATTGAACGCGGTAGCAGTATAAATGAAATTTCTAAAATTATAGGAGTTAACAAGGCTACATTTTACAGAAAACTAAAATGCGGTGAAAAATTATTTTCTGTAGGAGAAGCAGAAATAATTTCAAAACATTTGATTTTATCTGACGAAGAAAAAAACAACATTTTTTTTGCTTCGTAAGCCGCATATATGCGATTATAAAAAATGAAAGTAGGGTAAAGATATGCAAGAAAGTTATGAAAAAACCATCGAGTATGAATCAACAAAAGACAAAACAGAACATGGTAAATCTGTTAGGTATTCATTTGGTCATACGAGCGAAGAAAAAGAATTTCTTCACTTTAAAGTTGAATTGTCAATGTTCAAATTTAAAAAAGAAAAGTCGACAGAAAAATTAGAAGTTCTTTTAGAAGAAATTTTTAATAGAACAGAAAAAGAGATTATGGATTGCTTTAGAAGTATAGAATAAAAAACACATTATATCCCAACTACTATACATCCACAATTTTGACATGGTTTAACTCTGTGCATCAATTCGCCATCATTATTATGACACAAAACATATTTAATCTGTTTTCTGCACTCATAACAAGTATATCTCCCCGGCGGTAATACTTTATATGGGAAACCTTTGTCATCTTTATCAGTAAGCCAGTATGTTTTGTCCATTTTTGAGACTCCTTATATTATGTACAACCATTATAACACAAACATTTGCAAAAAGCAATATAAAATTTGCATAAATAATAAAATCCGCATAGCGGTAAGAACACCTTTGCAATCGCTTGCAAAAAAATCAACGGTATAACCGCGAGAGTGTTTATATACCAACGGGCAAGCACATTGTCCGACCGGGGGAATCATCGTCTGCCAAGATATGCTGTGACCTCGCAAACAAAAAGTGATGACAGCCGGAAAGACGGCAGTGGGGCGGTGCAATGGTAGCACAGGTGAAAAAACCTTTGGTGGTTCGAGTCCGTCCGTCCCCATCGAAGCGCAACTTGCAGACGTGCAAATTCTTAAAAAAGCGCGTTTAAGATTCCGGTGATAAGTGAGATGTGGTTGCGGCGTTTCACGTTCGGGTATAAATAACCGAAAACACCCCCGCGGCGGTGGGTTTTCAAGAAATTCCCGCCGCCAAACAAGCGGGGTATAAAAAAGAAAGGCAGGTGTTATTCATGGCTCGATATAAGACGTGCTCAGACTGCGGCTCAAATATAGACTTCAGTGAATCCTGTGACTGTGGCGGAAAAATTACCGTACATCCGAGGACATTTTCTCCGCAAAAACCATACAAGAGAAAAATTATACCTGCTACGCCCGATGAGGTGGCAGCGATAATAACGCCACTATTCAAAAAACACGAATTATAAGCGGCAAGGAAAGCTTTAAACGAAAGGATATAAATATGAAAGAAAAAGGATTAATAGACAGCAGAGAAAATAAGCCCACTCGCCTGTCGGCTGAACTCATTAATTTCAGAAAATACAATAAACCAAAACAAGAAACACCGAAAGAGTGGGACGAGCTGCCTTTATATATAAAAACCCGCGACATTGTTAAAATAACCGGAATCAGCTCTCCTACGATTACAAAGTTAATCACAGACGGAGAATTAAAAGCAAGTAAAATAGCCGGAAAGTGGTTTATTTTTAAAGATGATTTCAAGGAATTTATGGTTTCAAAGCAATATATTGCGGGGGTAAATGCGTCATGAAGACATATGAAAAATTATTACCCTGCCGTATTTGTGGCGGAATTGCATCAGAATCAAATTCAAAATATATTGAAGGTAACTACGTAAAATGCACGGGTTGCTACCTTCGAGTCGAGCGTGTTAATGCCTCGCAGTGCGAGCTGCGCAAACTTTGGAATAATCTTATGAGAAAAGAAGAAAGCGTAGAGATATTATGAAAAAAATAATATTTGCAGTTTTTATATGGATTTTAATAATGTCCGCCGGAATCGTAGGTTACATAGCGGCAGAAAAAACAGAGATGGAACTTTTAGAGACTTTAAAATTAATAGGAATCTGCGGTGGAGTTTTGCTGTGGGCGTTGTTTGAGATTATGCTTCACAAAAAACCGAAAGAGATTATCCCTGTCAATCACTTTGGGGTTGTGACCCCGACGCTCATTCAATATCACGACGAACAGGGTAAGAATGAGGTGCGCGGTCAGTCATTAGTAAAACCCCTGCTAACAGCAGACGCGGCGAACCGTTATGCACTCGCCGCCGCGACACTTATTCAGACAGGGTACGGCGAAGCCCCCGGGCAACAGCCGAGAGCGCCGGGCATAGATAAACCGCTCGGCACTGTGGTAAGCACTTCAAAGCACGCAGTTATAACCTCACATTTGGATATATTCCGCAACAACGAGGACGGACAGAGCAATTCCGAACCACTCAAAACCATAATGACAAATCAGCATTTCGGGGAAGTACGGTGCTTTCTGACAAAAGCAAAGTGTATTAATGATATTCACAAATGGGGTAAAGTCAAAGAGTTTCTAAATTCGTATTGCGGGTACAGCATAGCCGACGACGAGATACTATTGTTTGAAATAAGCGGTGTTTATTATTTCATATCAGATATCGGACTTCGTATGCTGACACCGCGGGAGCTGTTCAACGCGCAGGGCTTCCCTTCCGATTACATAATCGACATCGACCATAAAGGCAACGTAATGTCAAAATCCGCGCAGGTTGCGCGGTGTGGCAACGCAGTTCCGCCGCCGTTCGCGGAAGCGCTCGTCAGAGCGAACTTGCCGGAGCTGTGCGGGAAGAAAATTAAAACCATGAAAGAATTAGAGGAGGTTTTGGCGGTATGAGTGATAGGCATTTATTTCGCGGGAAAGACACAACTAACGAAAAATGGGTTTACGGTGCATATTTAAAAAATTATCATTCTTCAAGGTTTGGACGAATAAACGCTATATTTTACAGCGATGAATATAGCACTAAACGTATTCCGATAGATATATCGTCGCTCGGACAATGCACGGGCGTAAAAACAAACGAAGTAGACGATAACTTTGATTATATTTATCTTTACGAGGGGGATATTGTAAAATTCGGTTGTTTAGAGGTGCCCGCAATCGTAGAATGGCGTGAAAAACATGCTCATTTTATATTCAAATTCATAAACGGTTGGGAAAAGATGTTTTATGATATGAATATAGAAAGAGATTGTAAAATAATCGGTAATATCCACGATAATCCCGAGTTGTGGGATAGGAATAAGTATGCCTGAATTATGCCTGCACAGCAATCCAAATTATAAAAACGGCATTATGGAATATCGCTGTATGCTGACTTGTAATCGTGATAATTCGATATGCTGTGACCTTAGAGCAAAAACATGTGAGAATTATAAACATTATAAAGACGGAGGGAAAGCATGAGTCATAAAACAGAAAAACTTGAATCCTACATAGAATGGATTGAAATCAAAGGAGCAAAAGGGTTTGACAAAGATGAATGTTTAAGTTATTTGCGCGATGCATTATTAACAGAAAGATGTTTTGAGGAATTAGAAAATAGACTTGAAAAAGCTGTTGAACTTCCCTTTAAAATCGGAACAACTATCTACTTAATTCGTCCCGCCGATTGTCAAAACAACTGCCCACATATTGACAGCGATATTTGCAAGTATAGCCGGTACAGTATGCCAACAGAGGAAATTATTGCTTGTCAAGAAGCTCACGCTGTTGTGGAAGAAATCGTAGTTGACATGATTGAGGTTTGCGAGGCTGATGAAGCGGTGTACGATACCGGAAACCGTGTGACGGTTAATGATTTCTACGAAATCGCGTCAAGCGAAAGTGTTTATTTTACTCGTGAGGAAGCGGAAAAGGCATTAAAGGAGCGTAACGATGAACATAACCAAGATTGAATGGAGCGACCGAACTTATAATCCCGTCACCGGTTGCCGTTATAATTGCGGATACTGCTATGCCGTCGATATATGTAAGAGGTTCGGCGGATATTCACACGAAGCGTCGCTGAGCGTTTATGGTGAAGAAGTTTATTTTCTGCATAAATCCGTCAACGGCTGCCATGAATTAGATGTTCTGCTCTACAAATACACTAAGAAAGGTAAAGTCGTAAAAGCTCCTTATCCTTTCGGATTCGAGCCTACCCTCCACCGTTACCGCCTTGACAAACCGTCACAAATCGCAAAACCTCAGAATATTTTTGTGTGCAGTATGGCTGACCTTTTCGGCGAGTGGGTGCCGGACGAGTGGATTGAGGAAGTTTTCAAATCCTGCGCCGCCGCTCCGCAACATCGGTATCTGTTTTTAACGAAAAATCCGAAACGGTACCATGATTTAAAGCTAAAAGGATTTTTACCGAAAGGCGATAATTATTGGTTTGGTTTCTCTGCAGTGACTTATAAAGACCTTATAACAAAGCAGAATCAATGTTCATGGTTAGATTATCATACGTTCATTTCATTCGAGCCGCTTCAAAGCAACATTGAATTACCACGAAATAATTACATTAGGTGGGCTATAATTGGAGCAGAAAGCGGAACAAGCAAAGTTAAGGTTATCCCGGAACGTAGGTGGATTGAGAACATTGTAAGACAATGCAGAGAAAAGAATGTTCCGGTATTTATGAAAGACAACCTAATTCCAATTATCGGCGAAGAAAATATGCTTCGTGAATTTCCGTGGGAGGTGTAGAAATGAAAGCAATAACCATATGGCAGCCGTTTGCTTCGCTTGTTGCTATCGGAGCCAAAAAATTTGAAACAAGAAGTTGGAAAACCTCGTATCGCGGAAAAATTGCAATTCACGCAGCAAAGAAACCCTTCACAAGAGGCTTATTTTCCGACACAGAACTTTACCGTTTCGTGGACTCTTTAGGATTGCCCGACATTTATAGTTTCGATGAATTGCCATATAGTGTGATTGTCGCCACGGCAGAACTTGTCGAAATTCATAAAATACTTGTCGACCCTAAAACACACCGTATAGGTTTGATAAGTTCAAATGGGTATCAAGGCGGTATATCATTATGCTCTAAAGAGATTGTTTTCGGTGATTATTCTTATGGGCGTTATGCGTGGGAACTGGATAATGTAAAAATATTTAACGAGCCAATACCGGCTTCCGGAAAGCAAAGACTTTGGGAATGGAATGGAGGTTATAGTTAATGAAACTAAAAGCAATCGCATCACTTTTCAACGCAAATAAAATACTTATAATTTATACTGACAAAGACGGAGAGCAGTGGCTGAGCAACGGAGCGGCGGCATACTCCATGCGCGGTATGCCTCACATGACGCCCGAAATAGTCCTGCGCATTTTCGATGTACCGCCGGACAAGCAATCAAAATGGCACACGCGCGAGGAAGCCCTGCCGGAAGCTCTTGATTTTTCCGACATATCAGAAGCAGAACAGGAAATAGGCGAGCCTTTAAAGGTGGGTATTATGTGGCGAGGAAACAGTTATCATTTTTACAAAGACGGCTCAAAGATTTATAGTTTTAACGTCAGTTATTTTAAGCCGCTTTGTGACGAAGACGCTGAATATTTAACTTTTCACAAACGCGAAACAAAAAACGGAGGTTTTGCGCTTGCAGTAAAAGTCGCGCTTGAACTTAAAGCTGTAATCATGCCGTCGTTTATGCACAGCGATGATGTTTTCACAGATGAAATAAAGCATATATCGCAGTATTTTCAAAAAATGAAAACTTTGAAGAATCTCGCGAACGCAGCTGAGGAGGTTTTCGGAAGCGATTGCAATATAAACGCAGACACAGGAGAAGTCACGGAAAACGAGCAGGGCGAGTTAACGCATGAAGAATAAAAAAGGAAATACCACCATGATTCAAAACATTGACATTAGCAGGCTTATACCGCACCCAAACAACCCGCGCAAAAATTTAGGCGATTTAACTGAGCTCGCCGATAGCATCAAAGAAAACGGAATATTTCAGAACCTCACTGTCGTTCCGGTAGACGCTTCTGATTATGAAAAGAAAATCGCTATGAGAAAGAAATACACAGGCGACTATACAATCATAATCGGACACCGCCGGCACTCTGCCGCGAAGCACGCAGGACTTTCAGAAGTTCCCTGTGCGGTTACGCTCATTGACGAAAAGACGCAGCTGTCAACTATGCTATGCGAGAATATACAGCGCAGCGATTTGACAATCATCGAGCAGGCTCAAGGATTTCAAATGATGCTTGACTTAGGAGAAACAACAAAGACTATATCCGAGAAAACAGGGTTTTCCGAAACGACTGTCCGTAAAAGGTTGTTTGTTGCTTCTCTCGACAAAAAGAAAGCGAATAGTGCATATGAGCGCGGTGCAACCCTCGATGATTATATAAAGCTGCAACAGATTGACAACGCAAAAAAGCGCAACGAAGTATTAGAGTCAATCGGAACAAACAATTTTAACAACTCTTTTGCAAATGCTGTAGCAGAAGAAAAGCGTGAAAAAATTGCACCGCAAATCGTTGAGCAAATCAAAGAATTTGCAAAGCCGACAGAAAAGCTATTATGGGAGTTAAAAGGATATTCTTCTCGATATGAAATGAGAATTTCATATACAGAATACGAAAAATCCGGGAAACTCGGTTTCAAGATTCCGACAAAATTTAAGCCCGATGAATACTTATATCACTTAGGAAAAAACTACATTGATATTTACAAAAAAGATAAAAATATCAAAGTCGAAAAGAAAATGACAGAATTATCTCCGCAAGAACAAGAGGAAAAGCGTGAGTTTAGACGGAATTATAAAGCATTAAAAGAAATGAGCGAAACTGCATATCAGCTTAGACTTGATTTTATAAAATCATTTTCAAAAAATCCAAAACTATTGCATGAACATTATGAAGCATTGTCATACTTTTCGTTTGCGGCAGTATGCTTGGGTAATAAACTCGAATTTAGTAATTATGCTTCATTAGAAGAAATATCTTTCAATGAATCATACTGGCAATTGTCATAGACTCGAAAAAAAGAGCTTTTAAAAGAAACTAAGGCTTCAGCGTTAAAGATTCTTTTAGTGTCGCTCTATTCAACAATGCAGGATAGCGGCGAGAACACATACTATTGCGGAAACGAAACCTCTGCGGAAAAACGAGGGTTTCATAAGGAAAATTCAAAACTTGACGCAATATATGATTGTTTTTGCGCACTCGGCTATCAGATGTCGGACGATGAGCGCGCGCTCAAGGACGGGACGCATGAGTTGTATACTAAAAATAAATAAAAATCAGAGGTAAAATATGGGGCGCAGAAGTAAAAATTATAATATCGAGGGTCAGCTGACGTTGTTTGATTTAGACATTTACAACAAGCAACATCAGTCGCCCGACGATTTCCTTGAGCTTCTGCGCCACGAAAACGTAAAGCTATACCGAACTAAAACGATTAAAGCGGGGAATCAACTTGAATGTGAAATTTTCCCGCTTTTCAATCCGCAAGAAAAAATCAGAGCCAAAGAGCACGAAAAGAGCCGCGAAGCACAGAAAAACCTCAATCACAAGAATACTAAAAAGAATATTACCCGTCTGTCAAATGCGAATTTTACATCGAGCGATTATTGGGGGACGTTCGGGTACGATGATAATAATTTACCTGCAACGCCGGAGGAAGCTTTAAAAGATGTCAAGAATTTTCTTCGCCGGCTTGCAAGATTACATAAAAAACAAGGTTTAGAATTCAAATATATTTACGTCACTGAGTTCAAGCATGATGGTGATGTCGTCAGAGCGCATCATCATATAATGATGTCGGGAGGAATCAGCCGCGATGAAATCGAAAGCAAGTGGAACGGAGGCGCGTATCCGCAAACTCGACGCCTGCGTGTTAAGCACGACTGTGGGCTGAACGGGATTGCGAATTATCTCGCTAAAGGAAAAAGCTACGAAAGATTTTGGGGGCACTCGAAGGGATTGAAGCAACCCAAAATTGATATTGCGGATAAAAAAATCACGAAACGCCGCGCAGAAAAAATCGCATGGGACGAAAACTGCGTGCCCGAAATCTTTGAAAAACTGTATAAGGATTACGCTTTCAGAAGCGTAGAGGTGAAGCGGAGCGATTTTGTTTCGGGGGTTTATATATATGTGCAGATGTATAAAAGGAAGGAGTAATCAGAGTGAATTATTTTAAAGAAGCAGAATATATTTTGCAAAATTACCCTAAATTAAAAACAGCGTTACAGAATTTAAAACGAAGGCAAGGGCAGTTGATTGCCATTTCAACCCCGTCGTATAAAATGTCAGCGGAAACATCGCGAATAGGCGCAGGTTCAGCATATGTCAGCAACACAATTAATGATTTAGAGGAATTATCATATATAGCAAAAGAAATAAATGCAATCACATGGAAAATTCAAGAGATAGAAAATATACTTTCAGATATTGAAGACGACAAAAGAAAAATTATTGAAATGATATATTTTCAAAACCTAACACACGAAAAAGCGATGAAAGATATTTATCTTAGCGGTAAAGCCTCATTTTACAGAAAAAAGAAAAAAGCAATTGAAGAATTTTCAATTCTTTATTTTGGCATATCAGCTCTTGATTATATAATTAAAACGAGAAAAAAATGAGACGATTTGCGAGAAAAAATGAGACTTTACATAACGCAAAATCTATGCTATTATATATAAAGAAAGTTATGGACGGGAAAAATCCCGTCCTTTATTATATGCTTTCGAGTTTATCGGGCTCGTAATGGGTATTAAAATATCAACCACCTATATAAAACAATCTTTAATTTATCATTATTATAAATCCATGAGGGCGGGGGTTGCCCGTCCGGCAGGGGGAGGGTTTCCCTCACCCATGAGGACGCGTTGACGGAGCTTTACTTTTTAAGAAGAGCACTTCCTCATTTTTTTCATACCCGAGAATAATAAAACAAACAAACGAATCGGAGGGATTCAAATGCCGAAAAGAAAACGCGGAGGACAACCCGGTAACAGGAACGCGAAAGGCAAAGGCGCACCGCCCAAAAATAGGAACGCTAAAGGTCACGGCGCGCCGAAAAAAAACAAGAACGCCGAAACTCACGGAGCGTATAGCAAAGTTCATCTTGAAAATCTTTCCGCCGATGAAAGAGCGTACATAGAAAGCATTACTTTGGACGTGGAAGAAAATATGCTGAGGGAATTGCAAATTCTCAATGCAAAAGAGCGGGACTTAGCGGCAAAAATCAATAAATACGAGGACGACGAAATAGCTCTGCACGTTGAAAAAGAAATCGTGACGGAAACAGACAAAGGCGAAGTTACGCAGACTTTCAAATCAAGCTCACTTGAAATCGTAATGAAACTTAATGCGGAGTACAGCAAGACGCACGGAAGGATTTTAAAGCTGATTGATTCCATGCGAGCTTATGCAATCGACTGCAAGCGTCTTGATTTTGATAAGCGTAAGCACGAATTTAACAAGCAGCGTGCTAAAGGCGCATTTAATATAAACCCAGATACTGATGAAATCGAAGACAGCTACGAAGATGAAACAGAATAGAGCCCCGAAGCGTTTTAGGTACTTTGGGTCGTTTTAATGTTGTTGAGGGTTCGTCGACCCCAAGGGTAGCTCAGATACGAAAAAATTTAAACTACTTCCGTGGGGATTGCGGGGGAAATGCAATAGGGGGGATTTATGAAACGGTGTGGGGGACAAGGGGGTATGTATTTTGACTTTATATAGTGTGAAATCGGTTGCGCTGGTTTTGAATTTGAGCAAAAGGCGCGTGCGGCAGTTGAAAGACGAGGGAATCATTGAGGAGTATAAAAGCGCTTCGGGATTGTATGACCTTATTCCGACTGTGCAGAAATATATTAATTTTATTAGAAGCGGCAAGCCTGACGGTGAGGGTGGTGTAAACTATCACACTGAGCGGGCTTTATTTATGAAGGCAAAGCGGCAAGATATTGAGTTTGATTTGGGGCTGAAAGAAGGAAATTTACATACTTCTGAGGACGTAGAAGCGGTTATCGTGGGTATGCTGATAAATTTTAAGAGCAGGCTTTCGGCTATGCCTGCGAAGCTGTCGCCTGTGCTTTCAAAGAAGAGCGATAAAGCGGAGATTAGCAGAATTATTAAAGAAGCTTGCGACGAGGCGTTAAACGAGTTGTCGGACTTTGAAAGTCTGTTTATAAATGAGGTTATAGAAGATGAAAAAAGCGACGCTGAAGTTATTTAAAAAAATATTTCTTACATTAAAGCCGCCGCCGGATATGACGCTTGCTGAGTGGGCGGATGAATATCGCGTGTTGTCACAAAAGACTTCTGCCGCGCCGGGTAAGTGGAAAACGTCAAAAGCACCTTATCAAAAGGAAATAATGAACGCGATTTCGGACATAGGAGTTCACAAAGTCGTAGTTATGTCGGCGGCACAAATAGGGAAAACTGACGGATTTATACTTAATCCGATTGGTTATTTCATGGATTATGACCCTTGCCCCATTATGGTTATGCACCCCGATTTGCAAAGAGCAGAGGAATTCAGCAAAACTCGGCTGACGTCAATGCTTCGTGATACTCCTGTGCTTCGTGATAAAGTAAACGACAAGACACGCAATAGCGGAAACACGATTTTGCACAAGGAATTCCCCGGCGGTTATGTTGCTATTGTCGGTGCGAACTCGGCGGCAGGGCTAAGCAGTCGCCCTGTGCGAATATTGCTTGCTGATGAAGTTGACAGATACCCTACTTCAGCCGGATTAGAAGGCGACCCGCTTTTACTTGCGTCAAAGCGTTTAACCACGTTTTGGAATAGAAAAGAAGTATTTATTTCAACACCTACAATTAAAGGTATATCACTTATTGAAATTGAATTTGAGAACAGCACACAGGAAACATGGAACGTTCCCTGCCCCGACTGCGGCGAGTTTCAGCCGCTTGAATGGGCACAAGTAAGCTTCGATAAAGAGAACCTTGACGAAATTAATTATATTTGCGCTTATTGCGGTTCGGTTAATTCCGAAATTGCATGGAAAGAAAAGTTCACAAGCGGCAAGTTTATTGCGAAGTTCCCCGAACGAAAAACGCGCGGTTTTTACCTTAATAGCTTCGCTTCGCTTTTTGTAGAGTGGAAAGAAATAGTTGAAAAGTTTCTTATAGCGAATAAGGAAGCTAAAAAAAGAAATTTTGAAAAGATGAAAGCATGGACTAATACCGAAATGGGGCAGGTTTGGGAAGAGGAAGGCGATAAGCTTGAACCTGATGAGTTGTACAACCGCCGCGAGAAATATAACGCGGAAGTACCCGAAGATGTTTTATGTCTTACCGCCGGAATTGATACACAGGACGACCGTTTCGTTGTTGAAGTCGTCGGGTGGGGTGAGGAAAAGGAATCGTGGGGAATTATTTATAAAAAAATTTACGGTGATTTAAAACAGCATAAAGTATGGAACGACTTAGACACTTTTTTAAATCAGACGTTCACCCGCGCTGACGGAGCGAAGCTAAAAATTATCTGCGCTTGCATGGACACGGGCGGACACTTTACAAACGAGGTTTATAAATTCTGTAAACCGCGATACACACGCGGAATACGTGCAATTAAAGGCGGTAACACCGGATATGGAAAGCCATTTATTCCTAAACCGTCTAAAAGCAATAATGTAGGAGTTCTTCTTTGGACGCTCGGAGTTGATACCGGAAAGGCATTTATATATTCGCAGCTTGCTATTACTGAAGAGGGAGCTAACTACTGCCACTTCCCTAAAGGTAATAAAAACGAAGACACCGCAGGATATGACGAAGAATATTTCAAAGGCTTAACATCTGAACACAGGGTTACGAGATATAAACGAGGCAGAGCACAGTATGTTTGGGAACTTAAAAATAAAAGCTACAGGCGCAATGAGCCTCTCGATTGCCGAAACTACAACTTGGCGGCGTTAGAGATTTCGGGTATTGTATTAAAGAAAGAAGAAGCAAATAACAAAACACCACAAACAAAAAAGAAAGGCAGAAGTATCCGAGGCGGAATAAAATAAAATATTTCACACAACTTTCACACAAAACCTCTTGACATTATGTCTTGCATGAAATATAATATATGTAAGACATAAAGTGAGGTGATGAATTGAGTCCAAGAACAGGTCGACCAAAGGGCGAAAATCCTATATTCAAAAGTCTTACAATTCGGCTCGATACAAAAACCGAAAAAATACTTAATAAGTATTGTGAGGAAAATCAAGTTAGCCGTGCAGAAGCTATAAGGCGAGGGATTCACCTAATCGGTCAGCAAAAGAAATAAGAGCAACGCTCCACCTTGGACAGTTTAGCGTTACTCTTATCAACCCGACAGAGTTTCCTCTATCTGAAATCCATTATATCAGATAGAGAAGCTCCTGTCAAGTATTAAAATTTGAAAAGGAGTTTTTATTATGGAAAAAAGAACCGTAAATAAAAAGACAAATCGCAAAACACAATCTTGTGATAAAATTATAAATTTTAACAGAACCACACGCGAAAATAGCCCCCAATTATTTATTGAAAAAGGCGGTATTTTAAAAACATTGAATTCATTAGGCGTTACTGTATATTTTACACAACCCAATAGTGTACATTTAAAAATGGACGGTGAACAAAAATATGCTATATTGACCAGAAGACACGATACTGGATTTTATTCAATATATATAAGTAATAAGTTATCTTTTAAAAAAACACAAACCGCATTATGTCACGAACTTGGACACATAGTATTAGGACATTTAAGCAATGAAAAATACTATAAAATGACAACAGAGCAAAGAGAAGATGAAGCCGATAAATTTACATCATTTATGATGCCGTATATTTTCGAGCCGAAATATCGATATAGAGGTGAAAATGTCTAAATTAATTGATTTAACAGGTCAGCGGTTCGGGCGGCTTACAGTTGTAAGCCGCGCCGAAAATGCTAAATGCAGGGTAGCAAGATGGAAATGTTTATGCGTTTGCGGAAATACTACATTTACCAGAAACGACTATCTTATAAAAGGCAAAACTAAAAGTTGCGGGTGTTTAGGCAGCGAACTCGCAAGTAAACGAATGAAACAAAATCCTATTAACAAGAGCCATAATAAATCAAAATCACGAATATATAATATTTGGAGTACAATAAAACAACGGACAACAGACCCAAACCATAAAGAATATCATAATTATGGCGAACGCGGAATTATAATGCATAAAGAATGGTTCAATAGCTTTCAATCGTTTTATGATTGGTCTATACAGAACGGTTATAAAGAAAACTTATGTAATGACCGTAAACAAAACAACGGTAATTATTCACCGGACAATTGCAGGTGGATAACCAATAAAGAAAACTGTAATAATAAAAGAAATAACCGATACATAACAATTAGGGAAGAAACAAAAACACTTTCACAATGGGCAGAAATTTATAAAATTAATTACTTTACTGTATATTCACGAATAAAACGCGGTTGGAACGAAATTGAAGCCCTAACGACACCAGTTAGAAAATAAATAAAAAGCACTCGCAAGGGTGCTTTTATAATGCAAAAGGAGCATTATATGCAGGGAATAACATTAGATATAGCAATTGAAAATTTAAACATTTGGCTTGAAGCCTCACGAGAGGTAGCTATAAGCCAAAGCTACCGAATAGGCAGCCGCTCGTTAACCCGCGCTGACCTCGGAGAAATCAGAAAGCAGATTCAATATTGGAACGCGCAGATAAGTCAGCTTAGCCGCAGGGGTCGGAATCGGGTTTATAGAGTTGTGGTTAAGGACGGATAAATATGACACCAAATGTCAACGTCCAAATATATATGTCATTTTGATATAAACGACAAATATTAGTAGTTGTTGTTTGTAAAAAATCGTCAATATTACCAAACAGAAAGTCTTTCAACTATGCAAAAAAGAGAAAACTTTAGAATGTCTACCATTAATGATTGACAGTATTTTAAATTTGTGTTATTATTATACACAAGTTTTAATACTCATTTTTATTTATTATTCGACAACATACAACATACAGCATAATAACTTATTTAATAGCATTTAATATATAATATAAGCGTTACACAGACAGAAAGAGAGTTAAGTTTTTTAATGGGTAACACAAATCAACCAAAAAAAATGATAGCTTTAACACAGACAGACAATCTTTTCCTTACAATTACCGGTGCTTGGCTTAGTGTATTTGCCAGCACTGTTATTAGAGAAGAAGGCATATTTACAATATTTATAAATGTATTTATACCTGCTTTAAGTGCTCTTTTTTACTGTGTTGCACGCACAAAGGGGAGAACAAACTTTAATTCACAAGTATTTGGTTCTCTTTTGGGAACTAATAGAATAATTAAAAAAATACGTTCTATCATATTCGATTATTCAAGAAGCATATTTATATTCTCTGCAATCTTCTCATGTATTATTTTTATACGGATAGAAATAACATACTCTTTAGTGTGGTTATTTATTCTGGTTATATGGTTAATATCTGATTTTGTATTTATTGAAGAGACAAATTTATAATAAGAGGTGAGCACATTGCCTATATGGCTTGAACAAATATTTGAGCTATCTAAAACAAATATAGGAAACGCTATAATTTTAGCAGTGTTTCTTACGCCGATTATTATTTTAACTATAAAGAAATGCCGTGAAGATAAACCTGTATGTGTAGAAAAAAATATAAAAGAAATAGGTAAAGCGGCAACAAAAAAAAGCAATCAAAATGTCGTATTAAGTAGTTTACACTCACATCCTTGTGGCTCTTATTTTAACGAACATTGTATACGTATGTTAATGAATCGTAGCGATATTTATCCAGTCATTGCTACTTTTAATGAATCTGCAAGTGACTATTATAATCAAGACTTAAATGAAGCATTAATGCGATGTATAAAAATTTGTGGTAATAGCTATGAAACAGAATTTGCTCGCGCGTTATTAGTAAAGGAAATTTGTGATGTAAATAGAAAACGTATAAGTAAATTTAAAGAAATTAAAAGCAGTAGAATTATTACAAATTGTCTTATTCAATTATTGATTGATTTAAACAAATCAAAATAAAAGCACATTGCCAAGCGGCAAGGTGCTTTTTTGATACAAAGAGGTGAAAAACTTGAATTTATTAGAAAAAGCTATCGCCGCCGTTTCCCCCATCACAGGCATGAAACGCGCCGCCGCCCGCCGTTCATTAGAAATTATGAACAGCGGTTACGGAAACTACGGAGCTTCACGCTCAAAAAACTCAATGCAGGGTTGGAACTACAGCGGTGGAAACTCAAAACGCGACATAGAAGACCACCTGCCGACGCTTCGTATGCGTTCGCGCGATATTTATTACGGTGTGCCGATTGCTACAGGCGCAGTCAAAACAATGCGTACTAATGTTGTAGGCGCAGGGCTTTTCCTCAAAAGTCAGATTGACAGCGAGTTTTTAGGGCTTTCGGAAGAAAACGCGCAGAAAATACAAAACGACATTGAACGCGAATTTGCGCTGTGGGCGGAATCAGAAATGTGCGACGCTGAGCGGCAAGATAACTTCTACGAGTTGCAACAGCTCGCATTTTTAAACTGGCTCTTGTCGGGTGACGTGATTGTGCTTCTGCCGTCAAATAAACGCGTAAACGCGCCGTATAACTTGCGGATTCGTCTTGTTGAAGCCGACAGAGTCTGCACACCGCCGGATAAGCTTTTCGACTTTTCAGAAGAGTCGAAAATTATTGACGGCGTCGAAATAAACAAGGACGGCGAGGTCACGGCTTATCACATAAAAAATACACACCCGCTGTCTAACAGCGGGTTACTTAGTGGTAAATGGGCAAAAGTTGAAGCGTTTGGGAAAACAACAGGACGGAAGAACATAATTCATCTAATGAACCGTGAGCGAATCGGACAGCGGCGCGGGGTTCCGTACCTTGCGCCGATTATTGAATCATTAAAACAACTTGGACGTTATCAGCAAGCCGAGATTGACGCAGCGGTTATAAATGCTCTTTGGGCGGTTATAATCGAAAAAGGAGCAGATAACAATGACGATGAGCCTTTCGGTTCGGTTGTTAATGAAATCAGTTCGGTTGTTGACAAAAACAATCAGACAAATACCACTGCCTCCGAGCCGCAAGCATTAGAATTCAGCAGCGGTTCTTTTATTGATTTGGCGCATGGCGAGAAGCCGCACATGATAACGCCTGGCAGACCAAATCCGAACTTTGACAGTTTTGTTACTGCATATACACGGCATATAGGCACATCGCTTGAAATGCCTTATGAAGTGCTGATTAAGCATTTTGCCAGCTCGTACAGCGCGTCACGTGCCGCGCTGCTTGAACTATGGAAATCCGTGCGAATGTACCGTAGTTGGTTCGCCTCTGACTTTTGCCAGTCGATTTATGAAGAATGGCTCGCCGAGGCTGTGGCAATCGGAAGAATCAGCGCGCAGGGATTCTTCTCTGACCCTGCAATCCGTAAAGCGTACAGCGGTTCGGAGTGGAACGGGCCCGCGCAGGGGCTTTTAAATCCTGTGCATGAAGTCAAGGCGGCGATTTTAAGAATCGAAAACGGATTATCTACCCGAGACCGTGAGGCGCAAGAGATGAACGGAAGCGATTTCTACAAGAACGTACAGTCGCGCAGGCGTGAGGAAGAGCTTATGCGGGAGGTTGACGAGATTAAAAATCCAGTTGAACCATGATAAAATAAAAAAGGAGTTAAAAACTATGCCTAAAGCGATTCACAAGTTTTGGAATTTTATCGCCGCCGCGGGGGAAAAGCCTGCGGAGTTAATTCTTTACGGTGATATTTCAAACTATTCATGGTGGGGTGATGAGGTCACGCCTGCCGAGTTTAACAAGGAGCTCGCCGCGCTGGGAGATGTTTCGGAAATCATTGTGCGGATTAATTCGGGAGGCGGTGACGTTTTCGCCGCAAATGCGATTTACACACGCCTAAAAGACCACAAGGCGAAAATTACCGTTAAGATTGACGGCTGGGCGGCATCAGCGGCGACGATTATCGCTATGGCAGGCGATACTATTATGATTCCTGCAAACGGAGTGTTCATGATTCATAATCCTGCTTTTGTCATGTATGATTATCTTGACGAGGAGCGGTTAACAAAATTATCGGAAATAATCGCAGTCATAAAAAACAGCATGATTAACGCTTACGCACTCAAAACAGAAAAAGACAAGGACGAAATTTCTACGCTTTTAAGTGCAGAAACTTGGTTTACAGGCGAAGAGGCTGTAGCCGCAGGATTCTGCGACGAGGTTATGTTCGGTGAAGCGCAGGCATTAGCAAATGTTGCGGCATTTTCTACATACAAAAACGTACCGAAAGCGTTGTTAAATCTGCCTGCGGGCGGAGTTGCAAATAAACAAACAACCGCACCGCAGAGCGGAAACCACCCCGCCCCTGCGGGGCACCCCTCCACGGAGGGGAATTTAAAAAATTCAAAAGGAGAAGAAAGCATGGAATTAAAAACATTAGACGAGTTAAAAGCGGCATATCCTACACTTGTCGCGCAGGCAGAGTCCGCCGCCGCGGAAGCGGCAACCAAAGCAGAGCGGGAACGCATAAAGACAATTGAGAGCGTCGCGCTCGGAGGGTTCGATGAGCTTATTACAAAGGCGAAGTTCGACGCGCCTGTTTCTGCCGAAGCCGTAGCAATGCAGATGATTGCGGCGCAGAAAGCACAGGGCGGGCAGTATCTGAAAGACCGTGAGGCTGATATAGCGGCAAGCGGTATGGAGGGTGTAGAGACCGAAAGCGGAAGTATTTCCGCAGGGAAAGCAGATACACCAAAAGAAAAACAAGTGCAGGCTAAAACAGAAGTAGCGGCTTTACTCGGAAAAACCGGAAAGGAGAAAAAGTAATGACTATAGGAAAAATGGAATATGACGGTTTAATTACTGATTTGGCCCCTGCGGTTGAAGTACGCGGGCGGGTGATTGCGCATTTTTCGTCTTCGATAAATTATCCGCGCGGGACAATTTTCGCACGTTCTGCTTTGAATAATAAGCTTTACCCGCTCGGAAGTGTAGCAGGTACAGATGATACTCTTACACCTGATTGCGTGCTATGCGACGATACCTTCGTTGATACTGTCAATGATGTTACCGTTGCGGTATATACTGCGGGTTGCTTCAACCCCGATAAATGCACCACTAAAGACAGCTATCAAATGACAGAAGCGGACAAGGACGCATTACGCACGCGTAATATAGTCTTTAAAGCCGCACAACAAAACTAAGGAGGAAAAAAATTCATGGATTTATTCACAATTTTTTATTTAATTGCACTCGCGGAAGAAATCGTTCCTAATCCCTCGTTTTTTAAGGACAGATACTTCCCGACAACTGATGAGGATATTTTCGCAGCTGATGAAGTACTAACAGAATACCGAAAAGGCGACAGGAAAATGGCGGCGTTTGTTGCTGAGCGTGCGGGAGATATTCCCGTTGACCGCAGAGGCTACGAAATCCGAAAATATCAGCCCGCATACATTGCGCCGTCACGTATGCTCACGCTTGACGACTTGAAAAAGCGCGGGTTTGGTGAAGCCCTGCACGCAAACAACTCTGCGGCTGAAAGAGCGGCAAGGATTTTATTGCAAGACATGACTGACCTTGACAATCGCATTTTACGCCGGGAGGAGTGGATGTGTGCGCAAACAATGCTTAACAACGCCTGCGAAATTCAAGAATACATCGACGCTGAAACTGTAGGAAACAGCAGAAACATTCTATTCTACGACGGCACAAGCGAACACGTTTACACAGTCGGCGCGACTTGGAACGCTAACAACGGCGATTTCTTCGGTGATGTTACAGCGATGTGCAGAATGTTATCGAAGCGCGGACTTATGGCTGCTGACTTGATTCTTGGCAGTCAGGCGGCAGACGCAGTTCTGAACATCGACAAAGTTCAAAAGCTTCTCGACAATAACCGTATTCATATCGGTAATATCGCACCCGAGCTGACTGCTTATCCCGGTGTTGCGTTTATGGGAACGCTCAACTTCGGAGGATTCAACTTGAATCTGTTTAACGTCAATCACAGCTACGTTAACGACAGCGGAGTAGATACGCCTTACTTCCCGACTGACGGCGCAATGGTAACTGCACCGGATTGCGGTCGCTTGATGTACGGACAGATTTCTCAAATCGACCACGGAAACACAGAATATTCAACGCATACAGGCATACGTATTCCAAAACTCGTAATAGACCAAGACAAGGACACACGCAAGCTTCGCCTCGGCACAAGACCGCTCGCCGCACCGAAAAATTACTGCCCGTACATTTACGCCGCAAGCGTAGTGACATAGGAAGGGGTTTATTATGAAGTTTAAACTTATCAAAATAATCAACGGCACTTACGGCTATAAAAAAGACGGCACAGGCTCGGTATTACCAAAAACACCGAGCGACCCGCCGTTCGAGGTTTCCGAAGCCGAAGCAAAACGCCTTATTGCTCTTAAAGTCGCAGAATACGCAGACAAGGAAAAACAAGAAAAAAATCCATCTCCGGAGGACTAAGACGTGGGATTTAAAGTGCAGATTAAACGCGATTTAAAAGAAGTTTTTCACAATGCGGACGAACACGCGGACATGGTAGATGTTAAATACAACGGGAAGAAATACAATATTCCCGTTGTAATTGACAGCGAGGGCGCGAAAGACCGTAAGCGCGGTTCAAAAGACAACGCTGACGGTATTTTCATCGCCGATTTAACCGTGTACATAAATTATGCCGATTTAAAAACCATGCCGCGCAAGGAGCAGAAAATCAAGATTAGCGGCAAGCAGTACAATATAATTAAATCGGGATTTAACGCGGGAAGCATTACGCTTGACTTGGAGGATTTAGAGGAATGAGTAATTTAAATAAGAGCTGGTTTAATGTTGATATTGAAAGCAATGTATTCGACAGGCTTCAATTGTTTGCAATGGGCATGAAAGAGGGAGAATCATTTAGACAATGGAATATAAGCCTCGGCAGTATTATAAAAAGAGCATCTCAAGCAGCACGAACAGAGGCATGGAGAGGCGTAAAAGAAAAATACAACATAAAACAAGAGCATTTTTATAATTACACTAAAATTAAAACCTATGAATCAGGCATTATTAACTGTGGAAATAGCGCAAATGCAGACGTTACGTTTATTGGCAAAAAAATCCCTTTATATTATTTTGGAACCCACAAAGGAAAAGAAAAATCAAAAAAGCCTATAAAATCTCAAATAATAAAGGGAGGTAATACTTTTACATATAAACGCGCTTTTTATATGTTTAAAAATTATCGCTATGGAATTTATGAACGCACAACACCTAAAAGATTACCAATTCGCGAAATAACAGCGTTAGCAGGGGCTCAGATGATAGGAGATGATGAAATATCAGAAAGAGTCGCAGAAAAAATCATAAAAACCATTGATGAACGTGCGGAGCACGAGATAACACGGCTCTTAAATAAATGGGGTACTAACTGGAGGGTAAAGTAATGACTGATATAGTTTTGCTCAACGAACTTAAAAAATATATCGAGGCTAAAACACAAAACATTATCCTTGATGTACGACCTTTAGAAAATGAACACCCTATAGGGTATGAACCGAGCGAAGAGGAAAAACAACAAAACAATAAAACTATGCTTAGACGTGCATTAGAGGTTCATTTAATGGGATTACCGAATAAGGAAAAAGAAAAAAATTATGTGCCATATATACTGGCTCAATTTCTTGAAGGTGATGACACGCAAACCGCAGGGGAAGAACCCGACAGCACATCTAAAATACGACTCATAGTATGTACCTATTCGGATAATGACAGTAAAGGTGCATATGATGTTTTAAATATCTTGTCTACTCTTCGCATTGCACTACTGAAAGAGCGGTGGGTAGGTGAGCAGTTCGCACTTAAAATGCCGCTTGAGTATATGGTTTACCCGAACGATTGGGTAACGCCTCCATATTTCGCAGGCGAAATGATTCTTACGTTTGAAAAACCAATAATAACACAGGAGGTAGATTATGGCTACTAAAGACAATAAAAATCCAAACCCCGCAACACAACCCGCACCGACTGAACCGACAGCACCGACTGAACCGACAGCACCGGAGGAAAACAAAAAGCCCGCATCGGCAATCGGTCAGTATATGTATATCGGGCCCGCGATTCCAAACAGCGGACTGCGGTGCAGCTGCGTACTTTGCGGCGATATTGACGACATCAAGAAAATATTCGCTGACGAAATCGGGAAATATAAAGGGTTATTAACCCTTATAGTTCCGATTAAAAAGTTAGTTTCTTCACGCAGAGACGTAAAAACAAGCGGTACTCACTTAAATGCTGTTTATAATGAAGTCGCCGCCGAAATCATGAAAGGAGAGCAAACATAATGGCAGATTTTTTTCACGGTGCAAGGACACAGGAAAACCCGACTTCTGTTTCTACTCCTGTAGTAGCGGCAAGCGGGATTACGTTTGCAATCGGAACTGCACCTGTTCATACAACAGACAGCAACAACGTAAACCGCGTAATCAGAGCGGGAAGCTATAGCGAAGCAGTTTCTGCGCTCGGATATATGGACAGCACAGACGGCTGGAAGAATTACGAATTATGCGAAGTCATTTTCAATCATTTCAGATTGTATCAGACTGCGCCTGTATTTTTCGTAAACGTTCTTGACCCCGCAGTTCACAAGGAAGCAATTGCGTCCAAAGCATACCCTATTATAAACAACCGCGCGACACTACCTTTTGAAGCAATTAAAAAGAGCGTTACCGTGCAGAGCTATGAAGCAGGGACAGACTACGCCTTATTCTACACCGACACTGCGCTTATTCTTGAAATCATTGACGACGGAAGTATTCCCGCAAGCACTACGGAGCTAACTATAGGGTACAATGCAGTCAAGCCGTCTATGGTAACAAAAGCCGATATAATCGGCGGATTCAATCTTTCCACTAAAAAGACTACCGGGCTTGAATTAATCGACACGGTGCTTCCCGCGTTTGGAACAGTGCCCGATTTAATTATCGCCCCGGGTTTCTCGCATGACCCCGAGGTCGCGGCGGTGATGAGCGCGAAGGCTGACGGCATTAACGGATTATTCAAGGCGAAGGCTCTGATTGATATTGATGTTTCTGCAAACGGAATAAAGCATTACAGCGAGTCTGTCGCATGGAAGAAAAAGCAGAATATTTTCGACAGCTCGCAAATATTATTCTGCTTCAAGTGCGGACTTGGTGACAGGGTTTTCCATATGTCAACGCAGGCGGCGGCTCTGATGGCTGTCGTAGACACAAGAAACGGCGGAATACCGTCTGAAAGCCCGTCAAATAAAAGCTTGCAAATCGACAGGCTTTTACTTGACAACGGCACTGAAGTTCTGCTTGATATACAGGCGGCGAATTTCCTCAATGCAAACGGAATCGTCACCGCGCTTAATTTCTCGAACGGATTTACGTTGTGGGGGAATTATACAGCGTGCTATCCGGGCAATACAGACGTTAAGGATTATTTCATTTCAGTTTCACGTATGTTCGCATGGCGCGGAAGAACGGCGATATTTACGTTTTGGAGCAGAGTTGACGAGAGAATGACTAACCGATTTGCTACAAGCATAATTGATTCGCTCAATATCCACACCAACGGGCTTGTAGCGGAGGGTCATTTACTCGGCGGACGAATTGAGTTACCTGCGGAGCTTAATAACGATTTATCACTTGCAAGCGGAAAAATCACGCTCAAAATCATTCAGACACCGCCGACACCCGCGCAGGAAATACTATTCCTGCTTGAATTTGATATGTCGTACTTATCGACGATATTCGGGTGACGGTAAAACCACCCCGTCAACCAGTCTGAGGACTGGTTGCCACCCCTCCACGGAGGGGAATTAATAAGTATTAAAAGAGGAGGAAAAAATGTCAAAAATAAGTGAAGCAATTGCTAATTTCAACATATTTGAAGGCGACCATGTTTACTACGGCATGGCGAGCGCAACAATGCCTACAATTCAAAATGTAACAGAGCAAATCAGCGGTGCAGGCATTGCCGGAAGTTATGAAACTGCAATCATGGGTCACATTAACGCTATGACGCTGACTCTGAATTTCAGAAACATGACGACAGACTCATTAAGACTCATGGAGCAACGCAATCATCAAATCGAACTGCGAGTTCCTGTTCAAGAGTTAAATAGACTCCAAGCACAGAAAATCATTACAGCATACAAGCACGTAATGATTATTCAGCCGAAATCGCTCAACGCGGGGCAGGTTGCACCTGCTACCGTCGGTAACGTGAGCGGTGAGTACTCAGTACAGTACTGGGCGACATATATCAATGGCGAAAAAGTACTTGAAATTGATATGCTCAATTTCATATACGAAGTTAACGGTACTAATTACCTCGCGGATATGAAAAGAGCAATGGGAATGTAAACTGAAAAGGAGAAAGCATAATGGCAGAAATTAAAAATAATACGGGTGTATATGAACATACGCTCAAAACACCGCTCACCTACGAAAACAAAACACACGAGAAGTTCACGTTCAATTTCGATAAGCTCACCGGCAAGGACTATATCGACGTTGAAAACGAAATGGCAAACAACAACGAATATATGATTATCGCAGAAGCTTCACGCGGATTCCAGTACAGAATCGCGGCAAAAGCGGCAGAAATCGGGAGTGATATTTTGATTGCTTTGCCTGCTTCTGATTTTAGCAAAATCGTGAACGCCGCGCGTCGTTTTCTGAACAGCACGGAATAAGCGAAAACCCGTGCGATTGGATTAGAAAACAAAGTTTTCGCTTGTCAAGGGCAACACATACGTCAATACCTCACTGGCTCTCGCTGAATATGCGGGAGCTTGTTAAATGGATTGATTTTTTAAACAGCGCGGAGCGCAGCACCTAAAGGTGCGAATAAGGGGGAACACGGGGGCTTTGCCCCCGTCTAAACCACCCCGCCCCTACGGGGCACCCCTCCTCAGAGGGGAATTTTCACGATAGGAGGTAGTTTTAATGAGTAACCGAAAGAATTATGAGCTGATAATGCAAATCAAAGGTGAGCTCGGCGGAAATTTCCGAGGGACATTTAACACCGCCTCCGAATCTGTAAGAGGACTTCAAAAAAATCTTACTGACATACAGAAAACACAGAAAGATATTTCATCGTATCAGGCTACGCAAAAGGCAATAGACGAGCTTAAAACTAAAAAACAAGAGCTTATTAATACCGACGGCGTTAAGGCATCTGAAATAGAAAAAGTAAACAGAGAGCTTGATAAGCAAACGCAGAAGCTTGGTGGATTGAGCGACAATCTCAAAACCGCAGGCGTAGACACTAATAATTTAACTAACGAAAATAATCGTCTTAGTGACGAATACGATAAATTAAAAGAAAAACAAGAAAAATTAGCGACGCTCGAAAACTGGCAGCAGAAGAATTCCGAAGCGTTGTCAAGGGCGCGTGCTGACTTTTTGGCGACAAGTGCTGTCGTTGCGGCGGCGGGAGCTACATTCTATAAAGCATTTATTTCCCCTGCGGCGGATTTTGAATCCGAAATGAGCAATATTGCAGCTCTTACCGGGTATAATGCAGAGCAGATGAAGCGGCTCGGCGACGAAGTGCGTGCTACAGCGCAGGCGACAGGTACGCCCATTGGTGAGCTCGCGGCAAAAGCTAATCAGCTCGTTGAAGTCGGCGGAGACTTAGATTTAGTTGTAGCGCAAATGCGTTATGGTACTAACTTAGCAAATGCGACACGCACCGAAATAGGGCTTGTTTATGACTTCACCAGCGCGGCAATGAAGACTTTCCATATGGAAGCGGAGGAGAGCCGTTCTGTTATGGACAGCATGGCATATACGACTTCGCTCACGAACCTTACGCTTTCGCAGATTTCGGAATCGTATGTAAACGTGGGAGGCTCGGCGAAAACTGCGGGCTTCGGGATTAATGACGTAAATGCACAGTTAATAGTAATGTCAGAGGCAGGGCTGAAAGGCGGCGCGGCGGGAACGTCGTTGAACGCGATTTTGCGGAATCTATCAACGCCCACAGCGAAAGCCTCCGGTGCGCTTAAAGAACTCGGTGTTGACTTATATGACGCTGAGGGCGCAAGCCGCAATATGTTTGATATTATGGGCGATTTACAAAATCGCCTTTCAGATTTTTCAGACGAGGAAAGAAATAACACGCTTTCTGATATTTTCGACACAGTCGCGCTCAAAGGCTGGAATATGATTGCTGACGAGGGTATTGAAAATATTCGAGAGCTTAGCGAGAATATTGAGGGCGCAAGCGAGAAGTATGGCGGACTTGGACAGTCGGCAGGCATGGCAGGCGTTCAGATTAATAATTTAAAAGGCGATTTGGCTCTAAATAAAGTCGCTATTTCAGAGCTCGGAATGTCTGTCGGTGAAATATTTCTGCCGAATATGCGCGCAGGAGCTCAGGGCATGACAGAAATGATAAACAATGCATCTGCTTGGGTTAGAGAAAATCCCGAAACAGTGCGGCAGGTGGTCGAGCTTGCGGGGAAAATCGCGGTGCTGACGGTCGGGGTTAAGGGGTTTACGCTCGCTAAGGCGGCGGCAACAAAGCAAATCATAGGCTTTAAGATGATGGCAAACGGAGCGGCGGCGGGTTCGGGGACATTAGCGCGGTCGTTACAGACAATGAATCCAATAGTTGCGGCAGTAGGATTGACAGCGGCAGGGCTTGCAGTTGCAATTGAGCTTAATAAAAAGAAAATGCGTGAGCTTCGTGAGGAGTACGCTGACCCGATACTTTTTGATAATGGAGGTAGAAAATTAAGTGAAATTACAGACGAGTTTATTAAAAACACTCGTTATGTATACGAAAACGCACAAGCAACAATTGCTGTAAATGAACGCGTCAATGAATTACGTTATGACTTTCAAGGTGCAAGTCGGGACATTGACATTTATGGTAATAATTTAAGACGTAACGGCACATTATCGGCAGATGAAGCTAATGCTTTACGCGAACCAATTGCAGATTTAGCAGAATTATTAAATCAAATTACAAATGTTAGATTTGAAGGTATTATTAACGGTTTTAAGAGTGCTGCGGGAATAGCTTCTGAACTTGGGGTTGACGTCGCAAAAGTTGTCGGCGGACTTGAAGAGCTTAATCGTCGTCATAATGATAACATAACAAATTCACAAGCCATAATTGACGATTATTTAAAAGCTGTTTATTTAGGCGAAGGAACGACTAAGGAAGAACGTTTAGAATTCCAAAGAGAAATGGAATATCAACGCGCTCTTGAAACTCGCGAGGAACGCCGCGCATTGGAAATAGAAACTGAAAGATTTTCACAAATTAATTTCGGCTCTGATTATAAAACAATGCAAGAAAATGTTGAAAGTTTTATTGAGTACAGAGATGATTTAATACGTTCCATCTACGAAGCGAATAAAGCAGACATGGAATTATATAATGATTCAATTTGGCAAGTAAAAGACGATTACGAATTCGGAAAAATATCACACCATGAATTCGAGAACGCTATTAAATTATTAGAATTTACACATAGTGCTACACAAGAATCAGCATACAAAGCTATTGAAGCGATAATTGAAGAAACTAATGGTGTTTTAGAAAGAGCATTAACACAGGCGCAAATAGCAGAATTAAGCATATATAACAACATGAATAATGCAGAACGTATATTATCGGGGTTTGTAGGTAAATGGCATACATCGGGTGACTATGACTCTATTATCGCAGGTTCAAACAAGGCATTATTTGACACAAGGAATTATATCGCAGACAGCATTTTAGGCACATATAACAATCCAATATTTATAGATGCCGGATTACAGCACAGGGTCAGAGAAAATATAAGCGGATTCCTCACACCCGAAGCGTCAGTAGAATATTACACTCAAAAAGGCAATACATTTGACGCTGTTATGCGCGCATTTAACTCCGGTGAACTTGACGATTATAGAATCAATAGCAGAAGCAAAAATAATTTACAACCGATTAACGTGACTATTGACGACAATAGCGGCAAGGAAATAAAAGTTGAGGTGAATTATGCGCCTGTAGTTAATAATTACGGAAATTCTGACGAATTAGAGGAAATGTTAGACAGGCAGAGAATCAAGCTAATGCAGGACGTTGACGATAAACTACGCGAAAACGCAGCGTTTGAGAAGAGAACAAGTTTTAAAATTAGGGGTTAAGTAAAACTTTCACACAACTTTCACATAAAACCTCTTGACATTATGTGGATACATATGTTATAATGATAACAAACAAGGGAAGCTTGTAAATATCATTTAACAGGAGGTGAAAAAATGACTACTAAAGAATTTGAAAGTTTAACCGGTGGAATGGCATTAAACACGATTAAACTAAAACGCGGTGAAATGTCTATAGAAGATTTTGAAAAGTATATGAAAATGACATTAGGCACAGAAATGTTTCAAAAAGCTATAGAAATCTTAGACGGAAAAGAATAACAGCAAGGGGCGGGGAGCCGCCCTCCCTGCCCCTTTATTGAATAACAGGGGGTGAATCGCAACGGAAAAGAAAGCAATGGGCAGACCGACAGACGACCCTAAAAATTTAAGCACAAGAATTAGACTGTCGGATAAAGACATCGAAATGATTGATTTTTGCTGTGATTTTTATAGCATCACAAAGGCAGAGGCAATAAGGCGCGGTGTCAAAGAATTATATGAAAAAGCAAAGAAATAAGAGCAACACTCTACTTTCGACGGTTAAATGTTACTCTTATCAACCCGACAGAGTTTCCTCTATCTGAAATCTATTATATCAGATAGAGAAGCTCCTGTCAAGTATTAAAATTTGAAAAGGAGTTTTTATAATGCAAAAAATCACACAGCAAGAAGTAAAAAACATCAAAAACTATTTATATGAAAATAAAGTCCACAGCTATCCATGCAACTGCGGAAGCTTACCCAGAATCATAGTCGAGCGCACAACATGGGGTACTCCGGTAATAATTATGAAATGCCAAAACTGTAAAAACACAAGCTCAGCAATCGGCACAACTCACATTGATGCATTAAATAAAGCGTTAAACCACTGGAATCATAAACAAGAACGTATTACACTAATGGGGGTATCGGCATAAATGGGTGAAATTGTAACAGTTAAAAATCAAGCCACGATTGAGAATTATTTAAAGGTAGATGAACACAACACGGTTTCATCTATTAAACTGTATGAGTTTTTAAAACTGCCGCCGGATAATTACAATCAATGGTGCAAAAAGAACATTGAGGATAATCCGTTTGCCTTTATCGGTGAGGATTATGCAAATTACTTCACCTACGAAGAGCGTGGAAAGAAGAAAATAACAATTTACAGGCTCTCTGTAGAATTTGCAAGAAAGCTTAGTGTTTTATCCGATTCTAACTATAGATATGCGGCTTTTCATTACTTTAACCGCATTTTAGACGAGCTTGAGCCGAGCGAGTTAAGCACGGTAAATCATTACGAAACAATCGACAGCCGAGAAGTTGCGGAGATGATTGGTAAGCGACACGACCATTTAATCAGAGATATTCAAAAATATTGCGAGGTTTTAGGAGCCCCCAATTTTGGGGACTCCGAAGGAAACTTCAAAATTGAGGACTCCGCAGGAGAAACCAAAAATGGATTATCCGATTTCTTCATTGAAAGCAATTATATCAGCGAACAGAATAAAAAACTCCCCTGCTACCTCCTCACCCGCAAAGGCTGTGAATTCGTAGCTAATAAAATGACAGGCGAAAAAGGCATAAAATTTACAGCGGCATATATCAACAAGTTTCATGAAATGGAAAAGACTTTGCAATCGCCTACAAAATTCAAACAGATTGAATCTAATTTTGATATTAAAACAACAGAAATTAAAATTAGACTATCAAACCAATATTTAAAGCTGTCTAAATTATCCGCGCTATCGCAGGAAGAAAGAGACGCTAACCAAGTAACAATTAACAATGAACAATTAACAGTAGGGGCGAACAGTGTTAGCCCGAATAACAGCGGCGCGAACGGATTAAAAGGCATGACGATTTCTGCTGTTATAATTCAGCGCAATTGGAATGGAGACGGGAAAGACCGCGTTATGGACTGCGGAAGCTTTGAAATTGACGACTTGGGAAGTAACGGCGGTGCTGACAGGGGTTCTACGGTGACCTTGAAATGCACTTCGCTTCCAAATTCATCTACCGTGCGAACGCAGGAGAAGTCACGGGCGTGGGAAAATATTAAGCTTTCGTCGATTGCGGCTCAGATTGCTAAAACAAACGGCATGGACATTATGTTTATATCTGATTTTGACCCTGTTTACGAGAGGCGTGAGCAGGTGCTTGAATCGGATATTTCGTTTTTAAGCGGACTTTGTTATAACGCAGGGATTTCGCTAAAAGTTACGAGCGGAATAATTGTGCTTTTTGACGCGACGGAATTTGAGAAAAAGCCTGCTGTGCGGAAAATTGAACGAGGAAAAGCTGACATTAAATCGTGGCGGTTTAATGCGTCTACCAATGATGCGAATTATTCGCGCTGCCGTGTTAGCTATACGAATCCTGTTACGGGGATTACGATTGAGTATACATACACGCCGCGCGACGCTGACCCGGACGGGATTACGCTTGAAATTAACGAGAAGGTAAGCTCGAGGAATGAGGCGCGGAATCTTGCAATGCGAAGATTACGGCAGAAAAACAAAGAAGCGTTTTCGGCGGCGTTTACACTTGTCGGGGACGTTAGTTTATTTGCGGGGGTTTGCGTAGAGGTCGTAAGGTGGGGATATTTTGACGGCAAGTATATTATTTCACGAAACACAAGCAGTATAACCGGAAGCGGATATACTGCACAGTTAATGTTGAGGCGGGCGGAGGACGAAGAATGAACGTAAGAATCGGGGCTGTGAGTTCGGTTGATACCATAAATAGGACAGCGAGGGTAAGCTTCGCTGATAAGCCGAGCGAAAACGGAAGACCGCTTGTTTCTGCGCCGCTTGCTATTATGCAAAATCCGCCTGTAATTTCATCAATCAGCGTTCAGCCGTGGTTGCCAAAAGTCGGTCAGACAGTACTTTGCATTTTTTTGCCGAATGGCGAGGGCGACGGCGTTATTATCGGAGGGTTGTAAATATGGCACGGATTGGAGCTTTGGGTGATATACCCTTTTTTGTTTCTAATAAACAAATACGCACTTTCAATAATATGCGCTGGGATAGCTCGGCGAGATTCGCCACGCACAATAGGCATAACAGAGACGCGCTTTTAGAATTTACGGGAATAAACATAGACACAATTAGCTTTACTATGAATTTTTCAGTAAATTTAGGTACTAATCCTATGGCGGAGCTTGATAAGCTTTGGAAAGCGGAGCGACGCGGTGACGCGATGGTGCTTATTTTAGGCATAAAAATTATAGGTAGCAGACAGTGGGTTATAACAAGGCTTTCAAGGACGCTCGACAGATTCGATAATCAAGGTAATTTGCTCGCGGCAAGGGTAACTGTGACACTCAATTCATATTCAAGGCGGTAATGACATGAACATAAATATTATGCCCGCCTCGCGTGAGGAGGAAATAAAGCAAAATGTCGCTATGATTTTAGCGACGCCGACATTTTCGGTGCCGCTTGACCGTGAGTTCGGAGTAAGCACGGATATTACCGACAGACCTATTCAAGTCGCGCAGTCGCTGATTACCTCTGAAATATACGAAAAAATAGGCAGATACGAGCTGAGGGCAGAAATAGTCAGCATTACATTTGAGCGTGACGATAAAAACGGAAAGCTGATTCCGAAAGTGGAGGTGACGGACAATGGACAATGAACAATTGACAATTGACAATTTACGAAGTTTACCCGACGTTAATTTTGTTGATATAAACACGGAAACACTTCTGAACGCTGTTATTTCAGCGGCAGAGGTGTTTTTAGACAGGACGTTATTCCCTGCTGACCCGGTACGGCAGTTGTTAACATGGCTCGTGGATATAATAGTTCATGAGCGGGTGCTGATTGATACAGCCGCTAAACAAAATTTAGCACGGTATGCTGAGGGTGATTATTTAGATTCGCTTGCAGATATGTTCAGAGATGTGCAGAGATTGCAACCGCAAGCGGCAAGGACTACACTGCGCTTTTTTATTTCAGCACAGCAAAATTCTGCGGTGACTATTGAAGCGGGCACGCGAGTAAGCGTTAACGGTGAGATTACTTTTGCTACTACCGAAACGGCGACAATACCTATTAATGAAATGAGCGTCGAAGTGCCTGCGGTGTGTTTAACTACGGGAATAATCGGAAACGGATTCACAGCGGGGCAGATTTCGCAGATTGTGGATTTATTTCCGATGTTTGAGCGTGTTGAGAATATCACTACCAGCGAGGGGGGAGCGGAGTTAGAGTCTGACGACTCGCTTTACGACAGATACAGGCTGAGCTTAAAAACATTTTCAACTGCGGGGCCCGAGGCAGCTTATGAGTATCATACGAAGTCGGCGTCTGCGAGAATTGCCGACGCTAAAGCATATACCCCTTCGCCGGGGCGCGTTGATATTCGGTTTATACTTTCGGACGGAGAGTTTCCCGATGAAGAAATGAAGCAGTTAGTATTAAAAACTGTTTCAGCTGCTGATACTCGGCCGCTGACAGACTTTGTAACTGTGAACGCGCCCGACGTTATAAATTTCGACATTGACCTTACATATTTTATTCCTCGGACACGGGAAAACAGCGCGGCGGTTATTCAGAGGGACGTTGAAGCGGCAATCGAGCAGTATAAATCATGGCAGACGCAAACTATGGGGCGGGATATAAACCCCGATGAGCTTACGGCTTTAATTCGGGGAGCGGGTGCGAAAAGAGCCGAAATAAGAAGCCCTGCTTTTACTGTTGTTGATAGACGCGCAGTTGCGGTTCTGCAAGTTGAAAACGTAATTTACGGGGGAATCGAAGATGATTAATGACATTTATAATTTCGATTTTACTCGCACTTTACCGCCTGCGCTTAAAGAAAACCCCGAAATGCTTGCAATCGGAAAAGTAATTTCCGAGGCTATGCGGGAAAATATGAACCTTACGAGAAACGCTGTTATTTATGCGAGGATTGACGAGCTTCCCGAGGATATTCTTGATATAATTGCGCACGATTTGAGCGTGGACTGGTACGACGACAGCCATGATATTGAAATAAAACGGCAAGTAATTAAAGACAGCGTGAGAGTGCATAAGCGTCTTGGGACGAAATTTGCGGTTGAGACTGCGCTGAGTGCTGTTTACCCCGATACGTTTGTGCAGGAGTGGTTTGAATACGGCGGTGAACCGTATATGTTCAGAGTAATAATCACAGCAGACCCGAGCAACCCCGAAAAGCAACGGGAGGCGTTAGATAAGATTCATTTTTTTAAGAATCTGCGTTCGCATTTAGAAGAGGTAGTTTACAGGACGCCGATTAACGGTGAGGCGACAGCGTATGTCGGGGTGAAGCCTGTATCTACATACATGAGAATAAACACGGAGGTGAAATTATATGGCATGGACTGAGACGGTTATAACTAATTCGGGAATTAGTTTATATAATGAGGCTCTTCACGGGAACGGGCTTGATATTGTAAGAGCGACAGGGGGATTTTCTACATATCCCACAGCGTCATTAATGACGCAAACGAGAGTTACTGCGCCCGAAATGAATTTGCCTATTGCGGGAATCAGAAATACAGCAAAAGGCAGAGAAGTTATAATCAGAGTTAATAACATAGGGCTTGAAAGCTCGTATATTTTAAAGCAGGTCGGGCTTTATGCGAGAAAAACAGGAGAGACGGGAAACGACACTTTTATTGCGATTATACAGGATAGTAGAGGTATTGAAATCCCCGCCGAAGCCACGAACCCCGAGTTTATACTTGAATTTGGGTTCTTACTTCCTCTATCTAACGAGTGCGTGATTCATGTTGAGATTGACCCGAGTGTTTTAGCGACGCTTAAAGACTTAGAAGATGCTGTTGAGGGCAGAGAACCCGCCCGCGAAGTAGTACCCCAAGCAGAAGCCGAAACAGGCACAGCGACAACAGTGCGCGGGTGGACGGCACAGAGGGTGAATCAGGCGGTTCTTGCGGTTACGACGGCGATTAGTAACACATTAAATTCAATCAGTAACACGCTTTCATCGCACACAGGAAACACGAATAACCCGCACAGTGTAACCGCGTCGCAAGCGGGGGCAGAACCCGCACGCACTATTGCCTCCGACGCAAATATGCGAATAGGCACAGGAGCAACAATACACACAATGACGCCTGCATTAGTTAGGGCGGGCGCGGCGGGGGCTGCTTTACTCGGAGCAACAGCATCAACAACAACGCCGCTTTCGGTGACAGGATTGCCGAGCGTGACAGAAACGCACTTAACAGGCAGAATAATTACAATACGCTGCACAAACGCAATCAACATGACAGCGGCGACAAATATTCAGCCGAGCGGAGGGACTTCAAGAGCGTTACAAATAAACGGCGCGGCTGTTAGCGCGAGTAACCCGCTAACAGTACCTGCAAGCGCAGAAATGCAGGTTAGACTTGATGGGACGGTATACAGGTTGATTTCTGTTACACCTTTAGTAGCTATAGATACCGGTTGGATAGATTTAGTATTGCAAAATGGAGCTGTTGCATTCGGAGGAACAACTCCAAGATACCGAAGAATAGGGAGTCGTATTGAATTAGCGGGTGCTATTATGTTTCCAACATTAAGTGCGGGCATAAGTTTAACATTTGCAATGTTGCCGGATGGATTTAGACCCTCACAAACCTTCAGAGATTGGGCAGTAGATTTTTCAAATGATGTAACTCGCGGTAGCATTTTTAGCGTATTTATTGACGGAAATTTGCAAGTTACTACTCCGGTTACAGGTGGAAATCTTTGGATTAATAAATCATTCAGTATAAATCTTTAAGGAGAAGTACATGGAACAATATTACAAATACGACAAAAACAACAATAATCTTTACATTGAGCCTGTAATTGACGATTATAACAAAGATAATCCTATGCCTGATGATGTAACTGACGTCAGACCCGATGACGGACTTTACGAAGCGAGGTATATCGTAGAAGAGCGTAGGTGGATTGAAACAGGCGCGCCGCCGGAGGTTGTTTTTGAACCGCTTGAGCCCACTATTTTGGAGCGGCTTGAAGCGTGCGAAGCGACTCTTCGCGCGCTGGAGGTTGAAAAGCCTATAGAGTTTTATGCCGTGCAGACGCGGCTCGGAAATATCGAAATAGGCGACGTTCCCGTAAAAATGAAAGAATCCGTTTCGGCGGAAATTGAAAGGGTGGGTGAAAACTCATGAACTTAGGTAAATTTATCGACGGCATAATCGTCATTATCGGCGCGTGTATTGGCTATATGTTCGGTGAGCTTGACGAGCTACTGACGGTTTTAATCGCCGTCACAGTTCTCGATTACATAACAGGGGTTTTAGTTGCAATCGTGAAAAAACAATTTTCAAGCGAAATCGGATTCCGCGGGATTTGCAAAAAAATCATGATGTTTATGGTGGTCGCGCTCGCGCATATCATCGACGAGCATATTATTCAAAGCGGCTCGGGACTGCGAACGGCGGCAATTTTTCTATTCATTGCAAACGAAGGCGTTTCGCTGTTAGAGAACGCGGGCGCGATGGGCGTGCCGATTCCCGAAAAATTATTGAAAATATTGCAACAGCTAAAGCTGAGCAGTAAGAATGAAGAAAATAAGGAGGAAAAATCATGAGTAAAAAAATTAAAATCACACTCGACCCGGGGCACGGTGAGTTCGGAAATCCATATCCGTATACTAAAGGTTATTTCGAGGGTACGCAGATGTGGAAGCTTGCGGGATTCTTGAAAACAGAGCTTGAAAAGCGGGGCTTTGAAGTCGTGACTACCCGACCGCGTATCATCGATAATCCCACGGTTGATAATCGAGGGAGATTAGCGGGTCAAAACGATTCAGTGCTCATGCTATCGCTACATAGCAACGCCACCGCTGACATAACGCAAACAAGCGTGACAGGTTCAGAGGTATTTTTGAGCGTAAGAGGACGCGAGCATAAATCGCTTGCCGAAAAGCTTCTTGCTTCTGTCTGCCGTGTGATGAATCATAACTCGCGGGGCGTCAAGGAGCGCACTCTTGACGGCAACCCGAATAACGACTTTTTCGGAGTAATACGCAACGCCGCGAACAACGGCTGTACTTGTGCTATGCTCATGGAGCACGGCTTTCATACAAATCCGAATGACGCGCAATTTTTAACAGTAGATTCTAATCTACGCAGACTTGCGGAAGCCGAGGCAGACGTGATTGCGAAGCATTTCGGTGTTATTATTGAAACGCCGCCGTATAAATTAACCACCGCCGACGCGAGAAATATTTTACGTCACGTCGCGGGAATAGAAACACTTACGCTCGAACAGGTCAAGTTGTACGATTTCAACAAAGACAGAACAATTACGACCGCACACGCTTTAAGGATTCTGCGGATTGTAGCGGGGCTTGACCCCGACGCGCCGAGTTCTGCGCCCACGCTGAAAGTCGGCGACCGTGTGATGATTAAAGAGGCGTATGCGGGCAGTGCGTTTGACGCCGTGGCGAGAAGTACCGCGATGATAGGTGCAGAGCGATTTATAACTGAGATTCGCACTGAAAAGGGTGTGAACTTTGCGTTACGGCTCGGGATGAAGCAGGGGGATAAGTCCACGGCGAATACTACGGGGTTTGCTAAGGCGAGAGGGGTAGAAAAAATTTAA